TGATGCGCGTCGCCTCGATGGTCGACTCCTCGCCGAGCTCACCGATCTTGGTGGTGTACTCGGTGGTGTCGTAGGTGAATGTAGTCGTATCGGGCATTAGCGCATTGCTCCAAAGATCTTCTCGACGATGACCGAGTTTCGGACGGCAGCGTCCGCGAGCATCGACAGCGGACGATCCCATCCCGCCCATCCCTCGGACTCATTGATGATGTTCTGCTGCCGCATCTCCTCATTCAGCATCTTGGCGCGCGGTTCGGACGCCGTCGAGAGCTGCGCCTCAAGCGATGCTTGGTCTAGGTTCTTGCCGCCGACGATTGCGCCCACGAACGCCGCGGCCTGCGACGAGAACTCGTCAAGGCGCTGCATGATGTCGGGAATCAATCCCGGGTCGGCGCTCGTTCCCATGCCACCGTAGAACGCCTGCGCCATCGAGGGGTTCTGCATCGTCTGCGCCTGCTTTTCCATCTCGGCCAGGCGCTTGAGGATGATGCTGTTCGCAGCGAAGGTCTGCGCGCCCGTTTCGTTGAACGCCTTGAACGCCTCGCTGGCGCCCTTGGTCTGCGCAGCGAACTGCTCCATGAACTTGTTCGCCGCGAGGAACGGCGCAGCGGCAAGGCCGACGCCCAGGCCGCCCATGCCGAGGCCGCCAACCATGCCGCCGAGCGGGCCAGCGCCGAGCGCCCCCATCGTCGGCATCAGCGCCTGCCGCGCCTTCGCCATCCGTTCGCTACTTGCCTTCACCTCTCGCTCCACCTTGCGCAGCGCCGGCGCCACCTGCTCGGTCTGCACCACGACGGGAATGTTGAGTTGCGGGATCGCGCTCATGCCGACTTCCTCCGGATGTCGAGGATGGCGCGCCCGACTGCGCGGTTCATGTGCATCCTCATGCCGTTGCGTCCGACCATGCCCGCCTTGTACAGGTAGTGCCGGGCGTACTGGGACTGGAACGTGCCCTTGCGCCCACGGATTCCGCGTCGCCAGCCGCGCCCGCCGCCGGCGCTGCCGCCCTCGGACAGCGTGCGCTTCCGCTCCTTGATGGTGCGGACGTGCGGCTTGCCGTTGCGGTAGACGGTGATCTTGCGGGTCGCGACCTCGCCCGCGTCGATGCGGATGTTGCGCTGGATCTCCTTGACGCGCTCGCCGTTGCCGCTGACGCCCTTCGGCCAGGCGTGCCAGCCGACTTCCATAAAGTGCGACTTCCAGCCTACGAACGGCGACTTGCGCCCGAGCCGCGCGGCAGGCGGCGTCTTGACGCGCTCGGCCTTGACGCCGACGGCGGCCCAGACGGCGCGCTTGTAGGTCTTGACCTTGACCGTGAGCTGCTTCTTGGTGCGCTCGGCGTTCTTCCAAGCGAACCGACGCGCGGCCTTGACCACCTCGCGGCCCCACGGTCGAAGCGCGTCCTTGGCGATCCTCTTGCGCAGCGCGGGCTCAAACTTCTGGAGCGCCAGCGTAAGCGCCTTCACGCTCTTCTGGTCAATGGTTGCGGTGACGTAGCCCGCCCCGCGCGCCGTCGTGGTGCCCGGCGCGCTCCTTAAGTTGGCGCTGGATGCTGCGCCAGTCGGGTATCTCAAGCGACGCATTGATGACTCCAGCGGGGATGCGGTCTAGATCCGTGCTCAGGTGTTCCAAGGCGCAGCGGAGCACGACGCGCTGCGCCTTGGTCAGTCCCGGCCTTCCTCGTAGAGGAGCTCGATCTCGCGGCCCAGTTCCGCAACGTACGGCGCGTAGCTCGCGAGCACCTCGGCGACCGAGCCGAACACGCGCTGGCCGTCCTGCTGGAGGTGGTTGTAGACGAACCACGCATACAGGTGCTGCGGGTTGTCCTTGCCGACCTGCAACGCTTCGAGCAGGTCGAGCGCGGACGGGCGGCGCAGTTCTGCCTCGACGCCCTTGAAGGTGATGCGCTTCGGCGTGCACGCGAAGATGTCTCGGATGCTGCTCATCCGATGGAAATCGCGCCGGTGAACTGGAGGGTGACGCTCGCGCGGACGGCGCTGCCGACCTGCGCGGTGACCTCGAAAGAGGTGACGGTGGCGTTGCCGGTGTAGGTCATGCCGGTCGCCAGTGTCAGAACGGTGGACGCGGCGGCCGAATTGCCGTTGATGTTCCCCTCAAGTGCCACGTGCGTGGTGTCCGCCTGGTCGTAGAAGATGTCCAGCGTCGCGGTGGCCGACTGAACGCCAGTCACGAACGACGAGTTGGTCGCACCGATGCCAGTCACGTCGAGAGCCGGGCGGCTCAGGCTGACGGTTGCGGTGCCCACGGCGCCGATGGTCGTGCCGCCGAACGAGATCGATGAAAGGGTCGAGGCAAGTGCCATGCGCTACTCCGTGTAGATGATTTCGATGTTGCAGACAAGCTCGGCGGGCTGGTTCTCGTCGCCGTCGGCGACGGTCGCGCCGTCGACAGTGTGCCCGAGCACGGTCACACAATCGAAGTCGTAGGTGTCGTAGGTGCCCGGGATCGCGCGGGCGATGATGCCCGGCAGGATGTCGAGCGCGCCCTGCGTGGTGTCGGCGATCACGCGCAGCTCCACCTGCACCTGCCGCAGCGGACTGGCGCCGATGCTCAGGCGCTCATCCTCGCCGCACTCGAAGGTGATCGCCGGCAGGACGGTGTCTTGCAAACGGAATCCGTGCGTGATGCGGCTGTCGGGGATGCTGTACGGCGACGCCGAGAGCGTCGTGCCTGTGGTCAGCATCGCGCGGACGGCGCTCTCGATGGTGGCCATTAGTTCACCTCCACGCACTGGATGACGGCGACGCGGTCGGCCTCATCGAGGTTTCGGATCGTCTGGATCTTGAGCGTGCGCCCGCGCACGGTGACGCGGTCGACCTCGGTGAGCCCCGCCTGCTGGACGGCCTGCCAGCGCGCGCGGAGCTCCACGCTGCGCACGACGGCGACGCCATCGCCGTAGGTCTGCTCGACGGCGGAATCCTCGCGCAGGTCGCAGCGGAACGTGCCTGCGTCCGTCCAGGTGGCGCTGCGCATTCCGAGCGCGTCGAGCGTGCTGCTCGGCGTCTGCCGCGTCGCCGTCCAGCGGAGTACGCCACCGGAGATCATCGGAGACGGCTCCCGGTGGACACCGAGTCAAGGATGTACTGCACCGACATCGGCACCGTGGTGAGCGAGATCGGCTGGAACGCCTCGGGGTTGTTGTACCACGCGCCGACCAGCGCGATCACGACGTGCACGATCTCGTTCGGCACCGCGCTGTAGCCGGCGTTGTAGTTCACCGAGATCGCGGTGCCCTCGTAGATGGCCGGCGCTTCGAGGAACCGGATGCGCACCATCGGGCCGTCGGTGCGGTCGATCCAGTAGTCGCTCGACGGCATCGTGGTGAGCGTGTTGGACGAGTCGTAGTAGGTGACGCTCGTCAGCGAGTTGAACGGATACGCCGGCAGCAGCGTGTTGGCGAATGACGCGAGGTACAGCGTCTTCGCCTGCGGCGTGAGCGTCAGCTCGGTCTTGCGCTCGACCAACGACATCGCCGCCTCGCGCAGGCGGATGAGATCGGAATCATCGTCCGCGTAGTCGATCTTGAGCGCCGACTTGATGGTTGAGAGTGGTACCGACATGGAAAGCGGCGCCGGGGGGCTTCCCCCCCGGGCCACCGGAGACAAGAAAGAAATCAGGTGGCGTTCGGCGCGTAGATGGCCGCGAAAGCCTCGGGCACCGTGATCTTGCTGTCGGTGCGCATCCAGACGTACAGCGTGGACTGGAGCGAGAGCGACGCCGAGTACGGGTCGAACATCGAGTTCATGCCGGTGCGGTCGAAGATCTCGAAGTAGTCCCAGTGTCCGGCGATGAACATGGCCGAACCACGCACGTCGGTGCCGGTCGAGGTCTGCGCGGCAGTGCTCGGCAGGTACTCGCTGATCGAGTACGGGACGCCGCAGATCAGGCCGGGCAGGGGGCCGGCGAGCGACTGCGGGTTGGCGGGCGCCTGCGACCAGATGTACTCGCTGTTCTGCTTGAGCTTGCGGATGGCGCGCAGGCCGGCATCGGAGACGAGGCAGCGGTACCGCGGGGAGTTGCGGTACTGCGGGCCGGGCGTGTGCACGCAGTCGATGACGTTGTCGGCGGTGATGTTGGCGACCGTCTGATCTTCGCTCAGGGCAACGCCCTGATTGATGATGTTGCCGGTGTTGGTGGTCGCCCATGCCGCGGACGTGGTGTCGGCGATGCCCTGCGGCTCGCTCGATCCGCTGCCGATGGTGAACTTCTGATCCTGAAGCTTCGCGAGCGCGATGGCGAGACGGTCGGCGACGTAGTTCAAGCCGCTGCCGACACCGCCGTTGCCGATGGCGTCATCGATGAACTCCTGCGACATCTTGGTTGCCGCGACGAACTTGTAGGGCGTGACGGAGATCGACTTGTACGCCGGATCGGACAGGCTGGCATCGGCGGCCTCGTCGACGAGGTAGGCCGTCGGCAGGGTGCTCTCGATGCGGATGGTGCGGTTCGAGTCGATGGTGCTGACCTTCGCGAGCTGGCGCAGGGTCGAAGCCTGATACAGGCGCTCGACGATGCGGCGCTCCATGTCGGTCGGCACCGGCGCGTTGGTGGTGCTTCCCTTGGTGAGCACGCGGAACTCGGGCGAGCCCGCCATGCCGGCGCGCAGCCAGCGGGCGGCGTACTCGGCGCTCTCGTCGCCACCGACGGCCTTCGGCGCGCGCGACTCAAGGGTCGGCTCGGCCTCAAGCTTCGCAAGGCGAGCCTCGGCGGCCCTGAGCTGAGCGCGCATCTCGATGGCGGTGAGATCCGCATCCATGCGGGCGAAGACCTGCTTCTCCTCGCCGGAGCCGCGGCTGTCGACGGACTGCGGCGCGAGGCCGGTGCGGGCCTCGTACGCCGCGAGGGACTTCCGGTACTGGTGCGTGATGTTCTGGAGCTCGTTGAGCTCGTTCTGGTCAGCGGACATGATCAGCCATCCTTCGGAAATGGAGTGCGAGCCGCAGATTCGCGGCGTCGATGTAGGCCGCGGAGACGCTCCGCAGGCTCGAACTGGTCTGGGGGTATGCGGCATCTTGGACGAGGCTGACCTCGACCAGCTGCGCTTTCTTGACGAGGCGCTGGCTGCGATCCTTGCTCCAGCTGTCCTCGACAACGTAGAAGCCGAACGACATCTCGCCGGTCAGGTCGCCGCGCTCCAAAAGCGTGCGCACGTCGTTGCCGAGCGTGGTCTCGGGCAGCGTCGCGCTGAACGCGAGGCCGTTGCGATCCGACTTGAGCTTGAGCGTGCCCGAGCGCGTGCGCGCAAGGGGCATCGACACGTCGTGGTTGTAGTAGAGCTTCACGTCGGCGCCGCTCGACAGCGTCTCGTTGAACGCGCCCGGCGCGATGCGCTCGACAAACCTGCGCCCGTTCTCGACGATCTCGCGGCTGTCCTGGCCGTAGACCGCGGCGTAGCCGGCGACGGTGCGTCCATCGATGCTCTGCTCGGTTGCGGTGATGTCGCGCCTAGAAATCATTGGGGCTCCCCGCGTTCTCGCTGGTGTCGGTGCCGAGGTTGGTCTGCCCGCCGCCGGTGCCCATGTTGAGCGCGATGATCGGCTCATCGAGGCCGGGCAGCGGTGCCATGTCGAGCTCCTCGCGGGCCTCGTTGCGCGTCATGAAGCCGGCCTCGACGGCGGTTCGGAGCGCCGCCATCGTCTCGGCCATGCCAGGACGGACGAGGTCATCGGTGTCAAACACGACCGAATCGAACGGCGTCGCGAGCTTTGTGATGATCTCGGCGCGCCAGCAGGTCAGCCACTGCGTCAGGCACGCATCGACGTACATACGGGAGAGCCATTCAAGAGTGCCGTACGACGGGCCGACGTTCTCGGAAAGGTAGGACGAGGGCACGCCGTAGATGCGCGAGACATCGCCGACGCTGTACTGCCGCGCGGCTTGCAGGCCCGCGTCATCGAGCGTCGAGCTGATCCGCTCGATGCGCATTCCCTCGGCGAGCACCAGCGGCTTGCCGGTGTTCGACGTGCCGGCGTGCTTCGCCTCGTAGTCAGCCATGATGCGCTGGCGTGCTTCGAGCGACAGCGGGCCCGGGTGCACCAGCGCGATCTTCGGATTGCCGGCGTTCGAGTACGCCTTGAGGGCCATGTCCTCTTGCGCTGCCATCAGCTGAAGCGAAGTGCGGCAGAGGCTCACGGGCGAATCGCCCCAAAGACCCGTGGTGCTCGGTGCCCTTAGGTGAAACACCTGCTCGGGCGCGAGATCGCCGTACGCGCGCGTGCGGTACACGGGGCGCGGGCCGGTGAGATCGAGCGAAACGCTGTCGGCTTCGAGCAGGATCAGTTCGAGCAGTTCCCCGCCGCGCGTGCGGTTGATGGCCGCGAATGCGTTGCCGTACAGCAGCACCTGCATCGTCATCGCGCGGCGCAGCTCGAACGCGCTCATGTACGGGCTCGGCGAGCGGAGCAGC